GGAACCGTTCCAACGGATATGACAGCCAAACGGGGCACCCTCGTATGAAGTCCAACTGACACCAACATTGTACTCTTTAACCAAGTCCAAGTTCACGAGTTCTCGCATCTCAGCGGCACTTGCCACATTGTGATAGTTTTGTGTCATTATATTGTGTCCTCGTTGTGTTGCGTTGCGCTAATCATAGTGTTTTGTGTGCGAAATTGCTCCATGGCCAATTTTTGCACAGCCTCTTCATATGAGTCAGCGTCAACACAAGCCACAACTACCACTGAGGCGTTGCGTGGTTGATAACTGACTTCATAGTACGGCGGCGCAGTTTCATCGCGAGCTGACTTGAAGTCATCCAAATGCTTGGCCAACGAATCTAGTGCAGCCGTAGCACTCATACAGCCATCCACGGTTTCGCTAATCATGTCCTCAAGTTCTTCGTCATTGTCGTTCTCCAACGCACATCGCAAATTTTCCAATTCTTGTTGCAGTGTGGCTCCGTAGTAGCAATCCACGATGTCAATCATGTCCTCAACGGTTTTGATCATTTTAGTTTTGTTCAAGTCATTCTCCAGTTAGTTAAAAATATATTATAGCGCAAAACTGGCACTTTCGCAAGCACCAGTTTGCTCAAATTAAACTTGGTTGACAAAGTCCACCAGTTTGTTGCGAGCATACTGCCCGTTGCTGACTTTATAGTAGCCCTCATTTTGTTTAATGCGAGCTTCAAGCAAGCGTTTCATATCGCTCAGTTTGACGTCGCCAATTGTGTCAGCAACATCAAGCCAATCGTCAAAGTTGAAGTCAGCCCAAGTCATTATGGCAGTCAACATTTCGTTGGCCTCAATGTATGTGCCGCCCATTTTGTCGCCCAATTGGGCTTCGCGGATGTGTTCAAAGTATTTGTTAGTCAAGTCATTCTCCAGTTAAAAATATAGTATAGCACAAAACTGGCACTTTCGCAAGCACCAGTTTTGCCAGTTTAGTAGTTGTGTGTTGAGCCGCCGCCTCGTTGGTATGCTTCCCACTCCGCCTCCGTGTCATTGGGGTCAATGTGAGCATAGTGCAATGCCCAGTTTTGGAAGTTAGCAACAAACGGCCAACCAATGGGTCCAAGTTGTTGTTTCTCAGTTTCAGTCAGTGCCCGCATATCCAAACGATGTTTTGGGTCATCTCGTTTTTCCGTGGCTAATATCCAAGTGCCGCGAGTTGTTTGCTTCATCATATGAACGCCGCAGTCATAGTCGCTGAGCACGAACAAGTTGTTCGCACGGTTGTGATACGGCAAAACTACACCGCAGTTGTATGAAAAGCCGCCAGTGCTTCGCCAACCAAAATTGACCACGGCGCCCGCTTTGTATTTTATAGTCATTTAATTCCCATTTTATATATGAATCAAATTATTTGATTCAATGAACCAAAATGCGTTGTGCTTTTTGCAGTTCATAGTGTATTATAGCACAAAACTTGACACAAGTCAAGTTCAAAACATTGTGGCACAAAAGCCACAATGCTGGCACTGCCAAAACGTCACAGCAGTTTGGGATCCCAATTTAAGCCGTGTTGTAAGCGATAAGCAATCAAATGTCGTTTGCGTTCAAATTCAAACGCTTGACGATATTTTGGATTAAGTGCTGATAATTGCTTATACCAAGTATTTATAACGTGATCAAATACTACAACATTTTGAGCATATAACTCAGCGCAAATGTCGTTGTAATTGGTTTGATTATGTAATACATACTGAGTAGCACGGATTTTCATATTATCAGTGCTATTATCGTGACAACGATTATCAGCTTGACATTGTGAATAATAATAATCGCAAACATACGGAGTATCACGATTAGTTAGCGGATTTAGTTTGAAACGCTTTTTGATTGTGTATTTGTCAATAAGCGTTTGATTATCCGCGGGTGCCCGTTTGGGCAGTGTTATTAAATAGCGCATTAAATTCTCATTCCATAAATGATGTATGCGAAGTGCTGTCATCATAAAACAATTATATCACAAAAACGTCATTGTGTCAAGTGATATTTTTGTTGCCAAAAAGCCACATAGTTGGCACTGCCAAAATCAACATTATGTTAGTTAGTGCTGACTAATTTGAGATTTTACTTTTGTTGTGTTTTTGCCACAATATGACTTTTATGCACTCTCACTGAGATTTGTCCGTTATACCACTCATCGCTCTCAAGTACCCCATTGTAAAATTGTTCTTTGGCTTCCCAATATGAACACTCAGCTTTGGAGTAGCACACGCGGATAATCTCTCTCGTGAATTTGTTCACACCCAATATAGCCATGTCCGTGGCAAGTGCATCACATGAACCCCAATATGTAAGCCAATCACTATCCACGTGATAACGAATCTTCTTCTTTACCCTCTTGCCATTTTTTTGTGTATGCATCTTATACTTTGTTTTGGCGAACTTGGCCAACTTCTTACCAATGTACTTTTTTTGATTTAGAGTATTTGTAATCACATACACAAAGCCCGTGACATCATCAGGTAGTTCAGTTATGGGTTTGTTTAAGTAAATCCAAGTCATTCCGTGATCCTATAATATTCAATGCCATACAGAGAGAGTATGAATAAGAATTTATCAGTAGGCCAGTAGAATACAAACTCATCTTGAAAGGGATTACGATATTCACTGCATTCAATGTATCGTTCTATTTGATTGTATTCCTCATCACTCATGGTGCAAGTTATCTTCATGTCACTTAGTCCTTAGTATTAAGGATGTCTTACAGACATCAACTCATTTCGCTTCCGCTCACTCGTATGTCGCTTCGCTTGCTTTTTATTTAAGAGACACATTGTGATTGAGAAACTTTATGTAGATTGTTTCAGTCAGACGGAACCGTTTTCAGCGGCACCGTCTATCTTTATGTGAGTTGCCCCAGCCAAGACTTATGGAAGTAAGTATTTTATTATACACCGTGTTGCTAAGGGACTCTGTGCTTTTCCCACTTACCACGATATGCTTGTTAAAGCATTCTAAACCTCGTTCCTAGTGTTTAGATGTTTATAGCACGGTGTTGTCGTATGCTAACATTCATACTATATCAATGCGTTGGTTATCTTTGCTTTCAACCTCAAACCCACTTCCAATTTTTCAGGATAGTTGCCTTAGCAACGGGGGTGCATCAATATGTCACGTGTCCAGTTATTCCCTGGTTTTTCCACAGCGGTATTACGAACTGGCCCGCCAGCCTTATGTGTTAGTTGTTTTGCCTGAATGATTTTGATTTGCCAATGAGTGCCTGCTGTATGAATATTTAGCCTCGTAAAAAATAGCATGATTAAATGTGAGTGTAAAAGACGAAACGCCCATGGCGGGCGTTTCTAACGGGGAGTGTTCTAATGGCAATAAGAACAGCATAATGACAGCAACCAATCTCAGGATAAATGAGCCCCGCTACATTTATTTATAAAGGTTGTTGTGTGTCAGGGTAAATTCTGATTATGATATTTTCTTTGGCCATATTGCCCTTGCTTTGGTAAACACCCAGAGTTTCACGCAAAAAGCTATTCCAAACTATGCTGGCCTTTTGACCATCTAGGTCCCAAGCACCAGTGTAGGGATTTTTGGTCATGCCACAGGTCTTGCATCTCCAACGCCAATAACGCTTGCCTTGACTGGTATATCCTTTGGCGTCTTGTTCACAGCCCTGTTCACACACACGTCCGCATTCACAATCAACAGCACAATGTTTGACCTTGGTGACTAATGGGGTATAAGTTGGATTGATGCCTTCAAACAAATCAAGAAACACCTGTTCGTGTTCTTCTTGATATAGTTGTTCTTTTGTGGGGCGGCCTTTGCCCCGTGCTTTTTGTTTGGCTATCTTGACATCAGTTGATGATATTTTGGGCATACGCCATTCTGCCACTTCACTGAGTTTGTGTTTAAATTCTTCATCGTTCATACCATATTTAAAATATCAGTCTTAAATGAGCCTTAAATGTGAGCGGGACTGGTGTTGGTATTAGTCAATAAACAAACGACAAATTTGCATTTGAGCCCATGAAAAATCGCCGTTGCTGACATCAACAACCGCGATATTTTTGACTAATTTTGCTAGATGGCGTTTAAAATTTCTGCACGAACTCTACTAGGGCTGGCAATACCACTGCACCTACCAATAATAGCAGTATGGCCCACACTCTGGTATCCATTTTCTCCACCTTCTTCTCCACACGGTCAATATCCTCAGCCATGTGGGCAAGATGATTGGTCTTGATTAGCTCAATCTCTTTTGCAAGTTCTTTTAGCGTGGCCATTATGCTGATCTCGCTAATATCTTGACACGGAAGTTTCTACGATCTGTCAGCGCATTGGCAGTCACTATGGTGCAGGTCACCGTGTAGGTCTTGCCTTCTTGTCCATTTGAAAGTTCCACGTAGCTATTGGTACCTGACTTGCCCTGTGATACCTTGATTAGGGGATCTGGATCATTGGCACGAGCAGTTATGGCATACGTGGCTGTGCTGATTGAATCCCCAGTGGGCAACCAATTGACCCAATCAAAGGTGTAGATCAGTTGTGCTTCTGTGTCTTTTTCTATAGTTAGACCCTGTATGGTCTGTGTAAATCCTGAACGTTGTGTAGCCATCATGCTCTCCTAATTGTATGTTTGCGTGTTTCGCTTCTAATTGTGTACTTGCGTGTTTCGCTGGTTATAATATGTA